GTCACGATATGACTATGAAGAGTTAATGCGAGAAAAAGTGTTTATCCGGGATGGTAAGAGCGTTGATTCTGCTGGTGTGATAAACACGACTAACACTTTCGTTGAAGATGATTAATATTTGATTAGAAATGAATGATGGAGTTTATTTTGACCAAAATGGTAACGAGGTAATCGTAATCAATGGATTTGAATACTCACGAGAAGAATTTGATTCCCTTGTGGATATGTGTGGAGATTGCAATATGTAATAACAAAAGAAAGAAATGAGTAAAACAACAATTTATTATCTATTCCTAATAGCAATGTATATGCTGCTAGGATAGATGGAAAGGAGAAATATGGATAAAGATAAATTCAACAAAGCAATAGAAATCAACAATAAAATAGAGGAATACAAAGATCATAAGATGGCACTTGAAAATTCTAACATAAAATATGGTGGTGGATTGATATTTACATACAACAGAATGCACAATGATGTACCATTAAAGGCAGAAATTTTTGGTAAGAATTTCCTTCAGTGCTATATGTATGCTTTGGATAGTAAGATAAAAGAATTACAAAAAGAGTTTGACGAATTATGAAAAAAGATATGAAACAGACAGTAGAAGAAGCAGCAAAAAAATATTCCAATGATTGCAGAAACAGGCAGCTTCATTGTGAACCATACTGCATTGTTGACTTTATTTCTGGTGCCGAATGGCAATCCAAGCAATCTCCTTGGATAAGTGTTAAGGAACGGTTGCCTGAGCCAAATAAGCTTGTCCTTTGCAGAATGGTATCAAATGGAGCGATTGTTAGTGGCTATATCGTTGTTTCATCCGGGAGATCGCCATACGTTGCGACAGACGGAGGATTTGAATTTGAGGATTGGAACGACTACGAGTGTGACATGTGGATGCCTATCCCTTCTTTTGAAGGAATACTCGAAGCCAACAAGGATGTACTTGAACGAATTAAAGAGAAAGGAGATTGAATAATGAGGTTTATATTAATTATACTTATGACAACCATGATGTTGTCTTGTGAAGATAATATGGAACATAGATTAAAAGGTGGAATGGTCATTACTATTAAGGGAGATACTATAGAGTTTTATGGAGGAACGTTGACTTATGAAATTTTTGGTAAAAGAAGTATTAATAGTATTGTAACTTATGAGCCAAAAGAAAAAGGAGATTGATTATGGAAGTAAATAGCGGAATAATAATATATGGAGTGCTGCATGAACTAATTAAAAGATTAAAGGAGGTGAATCATGAGGGATAAGTCTAGATTGAAACATGTGATGGTGCAGGCAAAGATAAGTGTGGAGGCTGCTGATAAATTGGATAAAATTGTGAAGGAATATAAGTTTAACAGCAGATATGAGGTGATGCAATATCTGCTGTCAGCATTTATCGAAAAGGCCGATTGCGAAACAGAATATAATGGAGTTAATACTAATGAAACTGAACTTATGGATATATTCCAGCGGCTTAGAGCTGTGAAGGATAGGGTAAACACTGTTAAACCGTCGGCATATGATGATATTAAAAGAGTGGCATCAGTATTCATATATAGAGTTACCAACAGAAGGAGATATGTATCAAGTTGTATAACGGAAAATGGGGAAGGAATGCACCATTCCTCTAAAAGAGAGCAGGTATTAGAGGAAGTATTTCGGTATTTATATCCGAATTTAGCACAACGATTACTTGTAATCGGACGTAATATAGGAGTCAACGGTTATGATAATATCATCAAGGAGTTACTTGATATGTCTCCTGTATCATCGGATGGTATACATAATGATGTATCTACGGAGGTTAGTGGTTTTATGGGGCAGAATAAATACGGAATGGTTCCGGTTATAACAAGAAACAAAAAAGTAGAAAATGAGCAGGGATTATAATTACAGGAAGATGATCAGCTCCATGGCATGGAGAAAAACAAGAAGAAGAAAACTTGAACAGTCACCGTTATGTGAAGCTTGCAAGCAAAATGGATTGATAATGGCAGCGACAGAGGTTCACCATGTTATACCGTGTGAGTCAGCCAAGACAGTCACTGAAATGAGAGCTCTCATGTTTGATGTGGACAACCTACAGTCATTATGCCATGACTGCCATTCTTTGATTCATGCAGGGATGAAGTCACATAGCAGAGTTAAGGTAAAAGAGAATGCGAACCGTTCATTATCCCGGTTTAAGGAAAGGTTTATCTTATAATACGGGGGGGGGATTTTTTTAAGACCACCCGGATTACTCAAACCCACTCCCACCGGGCATCACGAATTTTAGTTTTGAAAATTTGGATTTGGGGGCGGCACTTTGGGATTACTCGGAATAACAACAATATTGTAAAAATAGGTAATATTAAAATATTTAACACAATGAAGAAAAAAAGCGAGGAACAACGGGCGGTCAGCAAAAAAATAAAAAATCAGAGGGATACGATTATAAAAACATTGAAAGATGTCAATAAGTATTCCAAGGAGTTGAACTGTCAGATTGATATATTTTCCCGTCTGTATCTGTTGTTTAAAAAAATCACGGAGGAGGTTTTGGATGATGGATATAATATCGTGTATGAAGAGAAGAGCCGGGAGGGACATGTAAGAAAGCGAATTGACCCTTTGGCAAGAGTTCCGTTCGAACAGGCTTCGCCTTTGATGAAACTATTGAAAGGGTTGAAAATGAATATGGAAATGACTAAGCCTGATGATGGCGGAAGTCGTGGTCCCAGTCCGCTGGATAAACTAATGGAGAATATCAATAATGTGAATGACGGAGAGGACGAATGATGAATGAATGGGATGAGAAAAAAGCACTGAAAAAAGGATATACGGATAGGCTGACATCTGTTGATTTGGATAGGTATAATCTAAGGAAAATAGACGGTCGGCTATTTTCTTATATATATGGCGTGCAGTCCTGCCCGGAGGGGCATAACCTGTACGAGGTCCTTTCTGTGCTGAAATTCCTCCGTCTGATGGACACTTACACGTTTCAGAAAAAAAGAGTGAAAGTGTTTGTAGCCTTATATGAGAGCCTTAAATTTTCGGGGATAAACGGACGCCGCAGTTATAAGCTAACCCCCGTGCAGTATTTCCAGTTTGCCTCTATACTGGGGTTTTACAGATGGGAAGATATAGGCAGCGTGGAAGATATGACGGAAAGAAAGAAGGGAACAAAGGTCGTCAACGGGCGTGTGATGGAGTTGAGGCGGCTGGTAAGGGAGGCTATTCTGTTCGTTCCGAGAAAGTTTTCAAAGACCACCTCTACGGCTTCTCTTGCTGTTAATGACCTGCTTTTTGGGGATGCGAACGCGCAGGCATACACGGGCGCGAATTCAGGGCGGCAGGCTAAGATATGTTTTAATGAGATAAAGGGTATTATTAATCAATTGGATCCGGATAGACGCAGTTTTAAGACAAATCGTGAATGGCTGGGATGGAGGCCTACCAACACATACGGGAAAGAATCCTTTGTGGAATGTCTGTCGGGGGGCGGTGATGCAAAGGACGGTCTTAACGCATCTCTTTTTATCTTTGACGAATATGCGCAGGCGAGATATGTGAAGGATCACTCGGAGGGTGCGGAACTTATGCAAGTTATGGTGTCTTCTATGGGTATGAGAAGGGAGCCTCTGACAGTGATTATAACTACTGCAAGCCGCGTACCTGACGGACCTTTCGCTATAGAGCTGGAAAATGCGAAGAAAGTCCTTTTAGGAGAATATGACGATGATACGCAATTCGCGTCATTGTTTATGCCGGATGAATGGGAGCTTGACGATGAGCACATGAGTACTCCGGAGCTGTGGAAGAAATGTAATCCGCATATTGGCATAACGGTACAGGAGGGTTATTACCGCCAGATGTGGAACAAGGCGATACGCAACGTTGAGGCTATGATAGAATTTAAAACCAAGTTACTTAATGTCTTTGTTGCAGGCTCCGTAAAACCGTGGATAACACAGAATTTCGCCCATTCCTTGTCCATGAACATCAATTTGGAACAGGTGAAGGGAAGACCGTCTGCTATGGTGGCTTTTGACTTGTCTGTTTCTGATGACCTTTCCGCCGTGGTTTACAATATTTATAATAAGGAAGATAAAAAATTCTATCTGTTTATGGATAGCTATATACCGGAAGAAACAATAGAAACCCACCCGAACCGTGAGCTTTATAGGATGTGGGTAGATGGCGGCTGGTTGAAAGTATGCCCCGGTGCTGTCATAGATATGGACATGATTATAAACGACATATTAAGGCGTGACCGTAATTTGTTTATATGCCGGATAGGCTATGATGCTTACAAGGCAAGCGAGATACGCAACGCGCTTGCAGCGGGACTTTTGGGGAACGGGAAGAACCCGGACAAGATACTACGTGCTGTTCCCCAGACCTACGGGGCGTTCACATCACCGGTAGAATCGCTGGAGCTGGCGGCAAAAAGCCGTCCGGCTCATCTTGTTATTGCTTATAATCCTATCCTATTCTGGAACTTTGGAAACTGCTATATAGATGAAGATAAGATGTGTAATAAGAAACCGTTGAAAAGGAAGGAAAATCTTAAGATTGACGGTGCGATAGCCTCCTTGATGACATTTTGGCTTTACAGTAATACGGAACAGAGGTAACCATAAACAGCATATTGTCCGATATATAGAAGTTATAACTTGATATATGGACAATTTTTTCAGATTTTTCAAAAGAGAATCGGCACCATTGCCGTCATTCATAGACAGTGGTTCGGAGAAGACGGATGAGGAAGCGCACGAAGATTATGGGAAAGCGAAATCTACAGGTGGAGATTATCGGGAGAACATAGTTTATGTGAATTCCCCATGGGCTGCATTGAATATAGCCGCAGTATATCGTGCTGTGAATCTACTTTCAAGTTCTGCCGCTACGTTAACCATCCAATACAAGCGTAAGGACAGGGCGAAAAACTATTTCAAGCTGAGCGACACGAAGGATGGGAAGAGGATAAACTATCTGCTCGGGGCACGTCCCAATGATCGGATGAATTCATATACTATGATGAAGTATACGGTAGCCCAGTTGCTTTTGCAAGGGAATGCCTTTATCTACCCTGTACGTAATTCGTTCCACGAGATCGTATCTTTCATATTGTGTTCCCCCGGCTCGGTAACTTACGATGTATATGCTAATCAATATAAGATTGATGATATAACCAACGGAATAAGTGTGACTGTAGGTCCGAAAGATATACTCCATTTTAAGAACATGTGTCTTGACGGAGGATATTGGGGAATGTCTACCATAGCATACGCCAAGCAGTGTCTTAGTATTACTGCCACATCGGATGGTGAAACGTTGAAACGATTTGCCACAGGCGGACGTTTCAAGGTTATTCTTCAAGACAACACAACTGTCCAAGGCTACGGAAAGTATCAGGACGAGCAGTTGAAGAATATGGGAATGGATATTCAGGACACGTTGAACCGTGGAGGGGACATACTGGCTGTATACGGTGACGGAAAGCTTACCCCTATAAGCATGTCATCGGCTGACATGCAGTTTTTGGAAAGCAGAAAGTTTAATATCCGTGAGATTGCCCGGTTCTTCAATATACCACCGAGTAAACTTATGGACGATTCCAACGCCAACTACAAGAGTGTAGAGATGTCCAATGTAGCCTTTTATGTTGAGGCTTTGCAGCCCATAATTACCGAGATAGAGCGTGAATTTGCCGCCAAATTACTTGATGAGAATACCTATATGGATTACAAGTACACATTCGACTTGTCCGCATTGTACGCCCTTGACGTTGACAGCAAGAGCAGATGGCAAAAGACACGTCTGGAAACGGGCCAAGCAACCGTTAATGACATACGTAGGGATGACGATCGTCCGCCGGTGGACAAGGGGGATGATGTGTACATAAGCACAAACCTTGCAGTATTGGGAAGCCCCAAAATGTCTGGGGAAACAGTTACAAGCTCTACAAAAATAAATGATAACAAGGAAGGAGAAGACGATGAATAGGGAATTGCGTGTGCTGACGCTTGAAAAAATGAAAGCGCAGATAAGGGATGTGCAGGATGAAGAGTTGGAGTTGTTGCATACATGGGGCATGGCGTGTGAGAGTGTGATTATAGATATGACAAACCGCACATTCGAAGAGTTGGAGGCATGGGAGGACGCTCATGGAAAAGGATTTCCCGAAGCCTTGGAATCGGCTATGTTGCTACTTGTAGCCCATTTGTTCCGGAACAGGGAGCCGGTTTCATCCGTAACCCAGAATATGGTTCCTTTTACTATATCAATGCTTGTAAAGCCTTATGTGAAATTATCAAACAGAAGTGAATCATGATATCAGCAGGGGCATTAACGGAAAGAGTGGATATTATGACCCCGGAAATAAGCCGTGGTAGCATGAATGAACAGGTAATCCAATATCGGAAAGCAATTACCGTATGGGCTAATGTGCAGTTTCAAAGGGGCGCTCGTGCTCTGACTGCCGGTGAAGCGTGGATGAACAGTTCGGTAGTTGTAACGATGCGCTATATGTCCGTGGTTACTGATCGTTGTCGGCTGGTATGGGATGGGAAAACCTACAGAATAGATTCGTGTAACCGATCCAAGAGAGATGGGAGTATTACTATTACGGCTTCCATATTGGATGAGGGAAGCGGTTTCGGGTAAGCCGAAAACAGGTATTTATAGGATATAAAAAGGGCGTTTCCTAAAGGGGCGTTTGAAAGTTGTAAATAAATAGAAAAAAATATGGATAATTCCAAGGAGAGAGAGGTAAGATACATGACCGGTGACCAGTTCCAGCCAAAGATCCGCGAGGCGGAGGACGGGAGTGATAGCCGGGTAATCGAGGGTTATGCGATTGTATTTGGCGTTGAGAGTCGTATGCTTGTGGACTATTGGGATAACTACCGTGAGATTATAGAGCCGGGAGCCATTACGGAAGACGAGTTGAAGCGGATGGATATAAAGATGACATTGTGGCATAACCGCGAGAGGTTGCTGGCTCGTTGGAACAGGGGTGAAGGATCGCTTTCGCTTTCTGTGGATGAAACGGGTGTAAGATATAGATTTACAGCTCCAGCGACTCAGGATGGAACTACCGCATTAGAGTTGGTAAAGAGAGGGGATTTAGCCGGTTCTTCATTCACATTCTGGAGCGATGAGAGTTCTTCGGTCAGGTATACCAAGGATGATGATGGTGTGCTGTTACGACACGTTACCCGTATTGACGAGGTTTTTGAAATGACTATAGCTTCTGATCCGGCATATGTGCAGACCAGCGTCACAGCCCGGGAAGTGGAGGCTTCCGGTATTGTGTTGCACCCAGATCAGAAGAAACGGGAAACAATTGAGAAAAATGGAACCGCATATGCGGAATTGAGAAAGATAGCGAATAAGAAAATTTTTTAATCATTTTTGTTTATGAATAAAGGAAAGAAAGTGAATGTACAACAGTACATTACCAGACGAGAGGAAATCAAGGTACGTCTTAACGAGATTGTAGATTTGGCTGAATCGGAAAACAAACGTGCGTTTACCGATACTGAGAATGACGAGATCGAGTGTCTGAAACGCGAGATGAATGCTTTGGATGTCCGCATAGCGTGTGCTGACAAGAGCGGATATGTGGAAGTCACCGCCCGTGAGCTTGCGTTTGATGCGTTTATGCGCGAGCATATCAATTCTAGAAGTTCCCATCCGCTTAAGCGTGAGTTTACAGGAATGATCAGTACGGGAGCGCAGCCGATGATCCCTCTTACTATTAATGACATTATCCCTGCATTGGAAGAAGGTCTTATCATTTCTAAGCTTGGATTACCGTTACGCACAGGTTTGGCGGGTGATTATTGTTGGCCGACAGTTTCGGCAGTTGAAGCAGAGGTAGCCGGGGAGGCTGTAGCTTTGACCGACAAAAAAATCGAGATCAGTAAGATTGTACCCAATCCTCAGAGAGTGGGTGTTACCATCAAGATTACAAGTCAGACAATCAACCAGACCGAGGGGGTGGCATACGATGTTGTTAAGCAGCAGATACCGATGGCTGTAACACGGACGCTGAATAAGCTGATGTTTACAACTGGGAAACAGACGCATAAGTTAGTAGGACCTTTTTCTGAGATCGCGTTCCCGGGAGGAAGTCCGGGCACCCCAAAGACTATCGCTGAGTTAAAAACTATGGCTGAAAAGAAAAATGCCCGTTTTATCAAGTTTGCCAACTCGACACCGACATTTAAGGAATTGGTATTGATGCGAGCATTGCCATTGATGAAAGGTATTGAGGGAAGTTACATGGCTTATGTGATGGATGAATACACAAAGGCGGTATTGGAAACTACCGATCGAGGATATGAAGGACCGACAAATCCGGGTAACACGGGAAGATATATTATCGAAAATAATACCATTGCTGGTGTTCCGGTTTTCTGTACGAATTATATTAATACAGATGATAAGACCTATATTGGTTTTGGCTCATGGGGATATGAGCCTATCGGGCAATTCGGTGAACAGCGTTTTATAATCAATCCTTATTCGGAAGACACATCAGATGTTGTTCGCTTGACCCTTAATGGGGATTGGGCGTTTACCACATTGCGTCCTGAGGCGTTTACGCTGGGAGAGTTACCTGCCGAAGGGGAATGATTTATTTACCCGGGGCTACGGCTCCGGGATAAAAATACGAAGTTATGGGAATAATGAAAAAAATCCTTGAGAACAATCGGGGGAAGCAGATAAAAGGGGTGTCATTTGTCTATGAGGGAGACGAAGTTATTGCCATGCTTGAAAGGATGCGTAAGTCCAAGGAAATCAAAAAAAACGAGATAAAAAAAGAGGTACGAAGGGCATTAACACCGGAGCGGAAGTATGTGCGTAATGCAGCAAAAGCCGCAATGGGTAAAGATCCCGGAAGAGCGTACATGGCTGTAAAGATGGTTGTTTACCGTGACGGGAACGGCGGTATGCTTAACATACTTGATAGGGGAGATGCAAAAAGGCTGGCATTATATAAAAAACCGAACGGCGGTGTGTCGGGCATAAGAAGACGTAGATATGTAAGCCCGGAAACGAAGAGGTCTAGAGGCTATAGAGGTGCGGACAGGGCTTTTATCCTTCGGTTTATAAATTCAGGGACAGAAGACAGGTATACGAAAGTTAGACGTCAGGGAATGAAAAAATCGGCATATCGCGGCTCTTTGTCTGCAAGTAATTTTTTCCAGCCGGCAGCGGAATCCGGCATGGCTAGAGCCAGCCTTGTATTGTCGGAACGGATTGCAAGAATAATACAAGAAGTAAGTGAAGGAAGATGAGTTTATTTATAAGCAAGCATATTATTAGCTCTATACAGTCTAATAAGGCTGTTACGGAAGCGGTGGGGAACAGGATATATCCGGTTGTTATCCCTGTGGGGGCGCCGGAGTATCCGTTCATCAATTTTACGAGTTCTTTGGATGGTCCGGACGAGACCAAAGATGGATCTTGTGCGGATAATGTATCCACTACTTTGGTAGTTGTGTCAAAGACGTATGAAGTTGCTGTGAATACGGCTAATGAGGTGCGTTACTCTATTGAAGGGAAGACAGCCCGGTATGATAAGTTTGAGGTCATTGATAGTTCTTTTCTGTCATGTATTGAAGATTATTTGGTGGATATAGACGCATTTACTATAACTCTTTCGTTTAATTTTAAAACAATTGATCTATGAAAACAAATCAGATTATGATACGTCCGATGGGTGAGTTTAAAGTAGTTCAACGGACAAAAGATGCGTTTTTCAATGCAACAGAATTATTAAAACAGTGGAACCAATTAAAAGGTATGAGGAAAGAAGTTAATGACTACTTCGATTTGTCTTCTACTAAAGAGTTTATTTACACTATAATGAAAAGGGAAAATTATGATACGGGTAATTACCCCTATCATAAATCAAGAGCAAATAAGGGTGATAATGCGGGTACATGGATGCATCCACTGCTTTTTATTGATTTTGCAATGTGGATAAATCCATCATTTAAATATGATGTTCTAAAATTCGTTTATGACGAAATGATAAAGTTCCGCAATCTTGCCGGTGATGCATATCCCAGAATGTGTACGGCTGTTTGTTCTATCCTTCCAAAGGAGGTATTTAAGCAAAAAGTTAGTGATTTGGCAAAATCACTCAATATCATTGTGTATGGCAAACATGAATCAGAAATGCGTAATAAGATTGGCGATGAGGCTAAGATACGTGAGATGTATGAACTGGAACAACAGATAGCCCAATGGATTGAGCTGGGATTTATTAAAAATTATCAGGAATTGAAACAGGCACTAACGAAGGTGTATTATCAGAGACACCCTGATGTATTGCCTATGTAGATAACTTATTGAATATAGCACTTAAGAATAAATTCATAGTAAAAATCAATTGTTTTACGGATTCGGTTCGTGAGAATAGAATCTGTTTTTTAAGGAATTGTTTAACTTTTAAATTATATAGATTATGTCAAAAGCAAAACCTTTGAATGGAAAGGATTTTATGATTTTCGTTGCCGGTAAGGCTACGGCTTTGGCAACCAGTCACAAGCTGACACTTACCGCAGAGACGGGCGATGCCGCCAGCAAGGACGATGGCATGTGGGATGAGTCGATAGTCACGAAGATGGGATGGGAAGCATCTACAGAGGCGTTAGTGAGTGCTGATGCTGATGTGGAAAGTTTTGATTCTCTTTATGATGCTTTTATTGCCGGTGAGGCGGTTGATATCATTTTGGGAGTACCGGCTAATTTGACCAATGACGGTATTCCTGAAAACGGTTGGGATTCTCCGGCTACGAAGGCGGGTCAGAAGTATTACAAGGGTAAGGCTCTGATTACATCTCTTGACCGTACTGATGCCAAGGGTAGTAATTCCACCATGACGGCGCAGTTTAAGGGACAAGGGAAACTGGAGAAGGCTACAGGTACAGGAAGTTGATTTAAAGCTGTTGGGCTATGAAGAAAGTAACGATCAACAATGCAGAGTATACATTAAGGTATACTCTGCGCGCCTTATTTATATATGAGGAAATTACCGGGAAGTCTTATTCCGGTGACAGGATGGTTAACAGTTATATCCTGTTATGTGCTATGCTGATGGCAAATAACAAGGATTTTCCGTTAACGTTTGATGATGTGATAGACGCATGTGATTTAGATCCGTCCATTTTCGAAACGTTTTTGGCTGTTTTAGAGGAAGAGAACAAGAGAATCGGTATGATTGTCGGGAAAGATGATAAAAAAAAAGCGATGGGAAAGAGAACGAAGAAGTAAGTGTAATAAGGTTGTATGAAGAAGTTGTCGGTCGTGGAGGGATATCACCTGATTACTTCTTTGACAGTATGACTTTTAACGAGTGTGCTGCATTTATAAGGGGGATGAACCGGAAGGAGCAGGAGGCATGGGAGCGCACAAGGATGATGATGTATACTATCGCACAAGTGAATTCTACGGAAAGCCTCACACCTGAATTGCTGTTCCCATTTCCATGGGATGAGGAACGGGAACCGATAGAGATAGATGAGAATGAGCTGAAAGAATTGAGAGAACGAGCAAAAAATATGGAATATGGCAAGTAATGCGATTGTAAGATTGTTGTTTAACACCGCTGATTTTGATAAGAACATCAGAAGGGCGAAAGGTGAGATAGGGAATTTTGAAAAAAGCATAACAAGTATGGCCGGCAAGATAGGACCTGCTCTAAGTGGTTTTGCTGCTTTCGCTGGTATATCGGTAGCCATTGGGGATGTGGTAAGGACTTCTATGGAGTTTGAAAAGTCGTTATCCTCTTTGAAATCCTTAACAGGTGTGACAACGCAGGAGCTTTCGTTTTTTAAAGATGAGGCTATCCGTTTGGGCAGTACCACCACGCAGACTGCATCTCAGGTGGTAGATGCTTTTAAGCTGATGGGGTCTCAGATCCCATCTTTATTGCAAAATAAAGAAGCTTTGGTACAAGTAACCGAAAGTGCTATAGTTCTTGCCGAGGCCGCAGAAATAGATGTGCCGGAAGCTGCCAAGGCATTAGCTGGTTCTTTAAATCAGATGGGGGCTTCCTCAAGTCATGCTGCTGAATATATCAATATTTTAGCGGCAGCATCTCAACAAGGCTCTGCTGATATCCCATATCTGAACAAGGCTATAGAGAATGCCGGTGGTGCTGCATCTTCTGTAGGTGTACAATTCAATGAATTGGTAGCCGCGATAGAGGCTATTGCTCCTAAAATAACGGATGCCGGCAGTGCGGGAACTAATCTGCGTAATATATTCCTTACTTTGGAAAGTAGTGCGGACAAGAATTTACGTCCTTCCGTGGTCGGGTTATCACAAGCTGTGGAAAACCTTGCAGCAAAACATATGAACGCTACGGAAATGACGAAAATGTTTGGTAAAGAGAGCGTAACGGCTGCTTTGGCACTTGTTTCTGAAAAAGATAAGTTTGTAGAATTGACTGGAGCGATAACGGATACTAATACGGCGTTTGAGCAGCAAAGGATAAATAATGATAATGTAGCAGGCTCTGTGAAGGGATTGCAATCAGCATGGGAAGGGTTAATCTTGACGGTAAATAATTCTAATGGCATATTAAAAACTTCAATTGATATGTTTACAAACCTTATTACTAAGGCTAAAGAATGGTTTATGACCGAAGAACAGCTAAGGAAAATGCGTAGTAGTGAAAATGTTCCTTCGGTTGTTTTAGAGAGCAATCAGCGTATTAATAAGTCTGTAGCTGGAGGAATGACTATGGAGCAGGCTTTAAGTGAAGAGCTGAAAAGGGCTAATGAATTATATCCAGAAGCTAATAGCTACCAGGTGAGATTGGAGGCTTTAAGTAGAAGGCAAGCTGAATACGAGAGAGCAAAGCTGCTTAATGTAAATGGGTATGCAAAAAAAGAAGCTGAGGCCGTAGGAGAGGCGAGAAAATTACTGGAAATCTCCCAAAAAGAGTATACGGAAAGACAGGCTATTTACGATAATATAAAGGCACAACGTGAAGAAATGGTAGTTATTGCCGCAAAGCAAAAAGAACTAAATATAAATGGAACTATACAAAAACCATTAAAAGAAGCAGAAAGCCCTATTGGCTCATTGGCTGAACTTGATAAAAAAATTAATGAGGCACAAAAGAAGTATGCTAATGCCGCTAGTGATGAGGCTAGACAAGCTGCCGCAAAGACTTTGGATGAATTAAAAAAAAGAAAAATAACAATAGAGTTTCAGGCAAGATTCCCCAATGCTCCTGAGTTTGTAAACGAAGGTGAAGGAAGAGGAAGCTTATTAAGTTATGCTAAGATGTTCGAAAAAATGCCTCAAAAGATTAGTCCGATTACAAGAGATGATATAAAGTCAAACGAAGATTTCGCAGATTCGTTAAGTGCCATAGGTAACGCATTTGGTAGCATGTCTTCAATGGCTGATGGTGCCGCCGGTTCTATCCTATCTTATTTTGGAAACTTAATGAACTCTGTGGCTGCCGCGATTCCGGCTATTGATGCTCTTAATGCAAAGAAAAAGGAAGAATCTGTGGCTAATACAGAAGCAGCCGTAACCGGTGCCGCTTCGTCTGTGGCTTCCATTCCGTTTGTTGGTGCGGCTTTGGCTGTAGCCGCCATAGCTTCGGTTTTGGCTGCTTTAGCCAATATTCCCAAATATGCAACAGGTGGTATAGTGGGAGGATCATCATTTTTCGGTGATCACATGATAGCACGGGTTAACAGTGGAGAGATGATATTGAACCAGTCCCAGCAAGGTAAGCTGTTCAATATGATTAATAATGGTGGTGGATCCAATCACATAACGGTAGACGGTGAGGCACGGGTAAGCGGTAAGGCTATGTATATAACAATAAGGAATTACATGAAGGCTAACAATATAAAGTGGTGATATGGGGCAGAGATATAACATACATTTTAAAAATTACAGAAACACAGCCTATGATGTAAAGGTCTATATTGATGGCTATGTGGGACAGGTGACGGAATTACTGGGCGCAAGAAGCGCATTTGTCGTAGAGGGGAACGATGAGAACTTTGTATATGAGCCGATAAGAAGTTCTACGGCAACATTGACCCTTCTTGGTAGTGATTTACTTCTAGACCTGTTTAGCATTAACAACCAGTATGCACCGGTTAAGTTGTTCAAGGGTGACAAGTTAATGTGGACGGGGTATATTGTTCCGGAGCAATTTACGCAACCTTATAAGCCTACACCGGACAATATCAGTATTGATTGCATAAGCGCAATAGGAACGCTTGAGAATATACAATATGAGAAACAGACAGAGAATGGATTTATAACGGCGATAAACCTCTTAAGGTACATTATAAGATCAGCTAATGGGGGATATGAAAAGATATATATACCTTATGTCTATGGATCGTCAGAAGTGAATTATTCGACAAAGAAAAACATATTCGATGAGATAACTCTCGCAGAAGAAAACTTCACCTCAGAAGGGATGATGTTGGACGAGGTACTGGAGTATTTTTGTCGTTTTTTTAATTGGACCTTATACGATTATGAAGGTAGCCTGTATTTTGTTGATGTAGATTGGAAAGGGGAATACTTCTCATATGGCGAGGATCTTGTCACTTATGAGATGGTTACTCCAAACACTGTATTGCTTCAGGATATCGGCTTCGGTGGTAGTGATCATACAATAGATGTGCTCCCCGGATATAATAAGGTTACCGTTAAGGCAATAAATAATGTTTTTGATGAATTGGTGGATGATGAGGGATTTGATGTGAGTGATATGTATGGGAGCTTCACAAACTTGACGGATAAGAGGAATGATAACAAATACTATAAGGTGGAGAATGTGCAAGGGTTGACATTAGAACGATGGGAATCAATAGCATATGGTGATAATGGAGAGATTTCACAAGATGCCATCCCTGTAATGGGTGCTAATTTAAATTATAATATGACTGGCGGTATGACCGCATACAGAGTCGGGGAGGCTGATATAGATTTTAAGGGATGGGATGGATTAACTCCGTTGTATACAATAATTTCGGAGAATTACACATGGAGGTCTTTATTGAGGTATAGGATAATTAGTACGGCTGTAGGAAATCCTATATTAAGAGTGGGAGGAGTGACAGCTGTCTATAAGGATGCAGCGATAGGAATTTCAGCCGATATTTTATTTACAACGAATTACGCAGAGCCTAATAAGGTGACAATCACGGAAGATCATGTGTTACGGTTTAAATTACGTATTGGCGATCATTACTGGAATGGAAATAAATGGCAAAATAGCGAAACCACATTTACGATAGGTATAGGAGAGGTGGGTGAGGAAGTGGAACGAACCAAACTGCGTGCAACGAAAAAGGCAGATATGCCGTATGAGGGGCTTACGGGATATGTGATTGAGTTCCCAGATTCTGTGCCACTGACGGGGAAATTTGAATTAATCCTGTATGGTACGGATTACCCATATCAGAATGATAAATATATAAAAGTAGTTGATATAGAAAATCTAAGAGTTGCCTATAAGAAAAAAGACGGAGTTACGGATGAAGGTGAGAACGGGGATCGTGTATACGAGAATGTAGTCAATGAAAAATTTATGTCCGAACTTGACGAGATAGAATTTGGCATAAGTAGTTATAATGAAGACGGGGCAACGTACAGCAAAGCTCTTTTAAATGGCAATTTTTTAACAAACAACTTGTATTCGGCAATAGAAGGTACGCTTGTACGCCCCGAAGAAGCGTTGATCAGGCGTATCATTAACCGATACCGGGTAACCAAAATCAAGTTAACTCAGGTATTAAAAAACAGTGATCTCATTCATCCTTTCACGGTTTTGTATGACAATTCTATGGTTAGTAAAAAATTCATGCTGTTAAGTGGTGTATGGGATTACGAGCAGAATACAGTAACATTATCAATGATAGAGAATGGCGATAAAGTCAGATATAAGAATCATAAGTAGGGTAGTACCGAGGGAGCGTGATGGGAAGTATGTTCCCCGCTCTGTGACTATTATACAGGGTGGCGGTGGCGGCGGTGATGTCACCAATGCCGAGCATGCCAATTCCGCATATACGCTGGATGAGGACACACCTGTATTCAATTGGTTTATTTCCGCTTTAAATGACGATGAAGCGCAAGGGGTGATTAATTTTTTGAAGGGGATAAAAATTAGTGGGCACGATTTAAAGCGTATTGTCGGAACCAAAACAGAGTATGATGATATTAGGGATGATGATATGTTGACAGGTCTGTTTGTTATCGACCATTTTTTACGGAAGGATAAACCAGATACGGCCAAAGAATTTATCACATTTGTAAAGGGGTGGTATGGAGGAAATTTTACACAAGGTTCAACCGGAGCAGGATTATGGCAAGATGAACAAGGCGCATGGCATCTGGAACTTGACTATGCTCATTTTCGGAGGAAGTTGACCGCTGAAGAAATAGAAGTACAGAAGACAACCCATATCGGTGGAAAGTTGATGCAGACAGCGGCCGGAATGTCTTGTATAAAAGTTGAGGAATACAACGATTCTTGGCGATGTTACATGCGTACTAAGGATGCTGATGGAAGGATAATATATAATCAATTTAAGGAAAAAGATCAAGCACTGGTTGAAACGTTTAATTTGGAAAAGCAGGCAGATGGGAAACTAGGGAATCATTATTTATGGCGTTTGGTTGTATCTGTAGGAACTGATTATATAGACCTGTCAAAAAGTGTATGTGCATTGGAGAGTGATGCTCCATTGGTAGGGGATGATATTGTACAATTAGGATATCAAGGTACAGATGATCCTAATAGGCAAAATGCTCAGATTTTAGCAGGTGCCGGCACAGGGTCTCCATACATAAGACAATATGTGGGGATCAATAATTTTATTTTGCCGGAAGAATATACCCGAATAAAACCGGGAGACAATCTGTTGACGGGAAGGATGAACTTGCAGCCGGGTTCTACAGGTTCGGCAAATCTGACGGATTTGCCGGATGAGGTTTATAAGGCTGTAAATATTGGTTCGGTCAATCTGTTACGTAATACTGGGTTTACGGGAGATTATGAAACAGAGGATCTATCTGCCGCTACCGAGTTATCGGCTGATACCGAATTATATAGCAAGCAATTAAAGTATTGGACGGGTGTGGCTACCGTATCCGCAGATAGTGCTGCCGGCTCTGGGTACTCTGCTGCAATCGGTAGTTTGTCCCAATCTGTATCATTGATTAAAGGAGAAAGTTATGTTATCAGTTATAAAGCAAAGGGTACGTCTGTGTCTGTTTCGTGCGGTTCTTTCAGTGTTTCTCAGCCTCTCACATCCTCTTATCAGAGATATACCCATAAGATTACCTTCAATGGCAGTGGTATATTTCTCATCAGTGGTACCGCAACCGTTTGTGACCTTCAGCTAGAGCGTGGAACTATCGCTACCGATTGGAAGCCTTCAATTCTTGATAATGACAAGTCTATGGCTGGATTTCAAGCAATTAATTATATCGCGAGCGCAATCAAGGATGGATCTGTGGATATTCTTGGCGGTTTGATACTAGCTAATATGGTCCAATTAGGCAACTACAAGGATGGTAAGATGCAGAAGGTCACAGCCGGAGTTAGCGGCATATACAATGACGATGATGATGTAGCATTTTGGGCAGGAGGAAAACTTGAACAGGCTATTAGAACCGTGATGAGGTTTCGAAATGATCCGAATTATCAACCTACCGATGAAGAATGGGAGAACATGGCGAATTTCGTTGTCGCTCATGGTGGTGATGTGTTCTTAAGAGGATATATCTATGCTTTGGGCGGTAAGTTCAGAGGGGAAGTTAATGCAGAAAGCGGAGTCTTTAAAAATGTAAAGTCACCTAACGGAAATTTTAAGATTGATGAGGAAGGCAATATCTGGATAAAAGGAGAAGGAGAGTTTAGTGGCACTGTCAATGTCATATCATCCAATGGTTACAAGATCGTAATATCCCCTGAGGATGAGTATTCCGTACCGTCTATCAGAATGTATGATTATAATGGGGAAGAACTGTTCAGCATCTCCCTACAGTACGGACTTGGAGGGATGATTCCCAGTATTTCCATGTTCGATCCTTCTAGCAGTGATAGATTATATTTCCGCCCGGATAGTATGGTTGCGGAGCAAAAAGGAAGTGACGGTTATATATATCAGACCCAGATAATGGGAGGACGCATAATTATGGTTAAAGGTTCTGAGATTGTATGGGATCAAAACCAATTGCCTAAATAAAATGAAGTGATATGGAACTTAATTCAATAAATAAAACAGGTACTTGGAGTGAGGCGGTAGATCGCCTAAACAGCAACTTTAGCAAGACTTCTACCGAAGTGGAGAAAGTCAAGCAGAACGCTATACGCAACAAGGGATTGTTTTCGACAGTAGAAGCATTGCAGGCTGCTGTCCCATCTCCTGTTGTGGGAGACTGGGCAGTCGTGGGGGATACCATACCGGGTCCTCTGTATCAATGTAAGACGAGAGGCGTTTGGAGTGATACAGGCACGACAGGAGGCGGTGGAAGTGTTGATCTTTCCGGTATCCTGACAGCCGAGGAGATAGATGATGTAACATCAATATTATAGTTATGAAAATTAATTACCAGTCTGATTTTAAAATTATAGAGAAGAACCTGAATGGAGACATATCAACTCCCTTCCGGTTTACTTACTTCAATCCGTTTAAGGGAAAGTTTATAGCCTCCTTTGACGGACAAGAGTATGTGGGTTGCAGCCGTATGGAAGATGGCAGTCTGCTTGTCGCTTTTGACAACCCCGGTTTCTCCCCCGGTATATTGAAGGTCAAGCGAGAATACTTCATCTCTGATACCGACTTTAGGGATGGCATCTGCAACCTTGTATCTATTGAAGATACAGGGATTGTGCTGACTACCGGAAAGACGGATGAGAGCACAGCAGAGAACATGCCCTATCCGGATTATGCCGCATACAATGCGGTGCAGAGCATATCTCTGTCAGATCAGGAGTATGATGATGTACTGAGTGATTTTAATAGTTGATAAATAATTACATAAAATAACAACAGTCCAAGTTCCGGCGGAACTTAGGCTAAAAACAGGAGATATTATGGCAAAAATGCACAAGTTAACCAAGGGTGGTCAAACCATTTACCCGGCTACCATAACTGATGCGGTGGTTAACCCCAAAACGCGTAAGAGCTTGACTACGGAAATATCCGAATTGGAAAGTTCTTTGAATGGTGGTGATACCGGATATATCAATCTTAATATCCAATCGTGGGTAACAGGCCAGTGGACGGGAGAAGGATCATCATTGACTCATAATGATAACTCTTCTTATAAACGTAATACTGAGGTGAGTATTCTCATTAAAAGCGGTGCAGTTTTAACAATGTATGAAGCATCTGGAAAACAAGTGAAAATGAATGGTTATGGTATTACATTCAAGTTCAGAGATTCCGCTAAAAACAAGGTAGAATGGAGCTGGTATGAATCCGGTAATGGTATCCAGATTGGGAATACTGATGCTGTTGAGATTTATATGACTGTTGCATCATCCGGTATAGAGTCTTTGAATGGGTTTGTAATTAAGGGAGCTTATGTGAAAGGAGCCGGTGATAAAATCAGTGAGCTGACAGAAAATGTGGAATCTTTGGAACGGTCTACGGCCGATAATATAGAACATATATCCAATCTTGGCGAATCGGTTAATGGTGGCAATATTGGACGCATATATATTAATGAGAATGATCTGATTACCGGACGCTGGACAGGTGAAGGAAAAAATCTGAAAGCAGATTCGATGGAGGGATATTTGCGCACTAAAAATTTGTATGACATAACTTTGAAAGCCGGTGACTTGGTTTCTGTATATGACAAGACTGGAAAACAAGTGAAAGCCAACAGCCTCGGACTGAATATGAAGTTCAAAAACTCGACTAATACATCATCCATCATTTCCTATCAGGACAACGGTACTTATTACAAACTCAATGAGGATGCGACGCAGATGGCATTTTTTGGAACTTCGTCGGCCGTTGAAAAGATTACCGGTTACTATTTCAAAGGATTTCGGGTTAAAGGCTTTGACGAAAAAATCAGTGATGTAGATGAGTCTATTCACAAACATATTAATGATGTAAAAATCACTGATTTTTATCATTCCCTTAAAATACTTTTCATCGGTTCTTCCTTTGGAGTTGACACGATTAATTACGTTGGAGATATAGCGCACAGTTATAATTTTAATATTGTTATTGGCAACCTTTATATTGGCGCTTCTGGCATTAAGGATTATATAACATTTTACGAATCCGACCGTAAAATATCCTACTATAAGTGGGGGTTGAATGCCGTTTCCTGGGAGAATGGCACCAGTACGGTAAAAGAAGCCTTGTCCGACGAAGCGTGGGATTTTGTGGTAATCCAGAACGGAGCATATCAATCCGCAGATGAGTCAACCTATTGGGATCAGGACGAGAAAGGGAATATTACTAAGAACTATGTGAGTCTGTTTGCAGGCATAATTGAAAGATGTTGCCTGTTCTCGCATCCTGTAATCTGTTTTAACATGACATGGGCGTACAGCGTATATCATACGCTCTCATCATCGCAAGGATCGAAGGACAAGTGGCTGAGTTTCGGTATTAATCAAAAGCAGAGGCAGCTGGGTATGTATACGGAATTGTGCCGTTTGGCTCAAAAGGTATTGCAACATTGCCCGGAAGTAAAATTCGTCATCCCTTCCGGAACAGCCGTACAAAATGCCAGAGGCACGTCTTTAAGGGCCGATACGACCATACAGGGAGTTGTGTCTCAATCCAATCCGGAAACGGGCACTCCTGTTACAACCGTAGTCCCAACCATAGAAGAGGCTGAATCAATGACTGACTTAAATCAGGCTGCGGTAGATTATCCATTTATGGGCGGTAAAGATAACAATTTTATGAACTGGCATTATGGTACAGATTTGAGCAGGGACTGTCTGCACATGACAGAAGGGATCGGAAGATATCTTGTAGGAGGAGCCTTATGGCAGATGATTGGTTATAAACTTAGTCACTTAAACTTCTTAGGAAATACATACCGGACGACTAAGGAAGACAAAACGAATTACAGAATCATAGCGGTTACTGACAGAAGAGCTAATATCGCTCAAAAGTGTGTGATTGCCGCATTGGATAACCCGTATGGGGTTTCAGACATTACGGAATAAAACATATACTTATGATACGAGAACTAATCATCAGATTAATAAACCGTCTGTCCGTAGAAGTACACCCGGATGCGGAATGGTTTTAAGCATAAGGGCTGACCTACACCAAGATCAGCCCTTATGTATTATCGTTAGCGTTATTGTCGGCTGTCTTTTTGTGTTTAAATGTTAAATATTACACAATCCAAGAAAATATATTGTGATTTGTTTTGCCATTATATCACAATGTTGTATATTTGCATTGTGATAATAAAACAACAAGTAATAACAAACAAAACATACAATTATGAAAAGTTACACATATCAAGAAATAGTAGAGAGATTTGGTGAAGAAATAGCTGATAAAGCTATATCTACTGGCGCAGAACCTACAAGCAGATATATTTATCCGGCGTTTGATCCACAACATGTAGGTCTAAAAGAGTGGGCTGAATCCCCTATTGAGATTGATGGCTATATAATCCGCGCATATTACTACTTGACAGAAGAGGATGAACAGAATTTAGATTTTTTTGATTGGGAAGAGAAGGCAGAATTTGAGGTTGAAGAAATTTTTTTATGATAAATATAAAGCTGGTGACAACAGATCAATTCAGTATCAAGATTATGAAAACTTTAGAATTGTACAACAAGATCAAAGAATTAGGCATTAATGCGGAAATGATATCTATGTTTTCTTATAGAATTAATAAGGATAAGAGATTTAATACGATAGAAGTATTCGAAGCTCCATCTATTGAATTAATTAGATTATGTGATTCTTATAACTGTCAGTTAATAGCAAACATTTTGAATAAAAAAAATGAATATGGGGAATTTGACCAGGTGGTAGTATATGAAGTTTATCCGATTAATCTGAATGATATAGAATTTGTAGAATGAAGATTTTTCAATTATGATGCAGAAAGAAGTAGTAAGGGAATAAAAAACAGAGGCGGATTTCTCCGCCTCTTCACTATACAGTGGCTGTATAGACAATACTAATTTGTGAGCAAGCCACAATGACATTTCTAATGTCGTTTCAATCCACGCACCGAAGTGCGACTAACATCGTTGATGTCCGATGCAAAGGTGCAACTTTTTGAATTAACGAGCAACAAATTATAAATGTTATAAAACATATTAATTATGGCAAGAAGACGATCTATTACCCTAGATCAAGAGTCTAGGGTGTTGTCCCTATATAAGGACGGGATAGCTATCAAGGAGATAATGAAGGAAACAGATATAAAGTCTGAGCAAACGATATATAGGATATTGGACAGCAATGGTGTGCCCCGAAGACCGAAGGTTAATGGCGTGAAAAGGATACTTGTTATGATAGAAGAGGACGTGGCAGCTATATTGGATAAGGAGCAATCGGTATCATTATATGTCAATGAGGCTATAAGATACTACCACGGCAACCGGCATTAATTGTCGGTTATCTATCTTTTAAAGTCAAGAGTCTGTAGCGGATTAGTTTCCGTGGCAGGCTCTTTTTTTGTCATACAAAATAAAGGTTAGTTTGAGAATCGGGTAATCCAAAACGTGTAATTGATGGTATTAAAAAAAGATAGAAAGTCATATAAATTATTGCACAATGAGAAAGGAGACAAAAGAAAGCATTCAGTATTCAACTGCTGTGGGAATGCTTGTTTTGGGAGCGTCCTTGGCTGTTGCTGGCTTTGTGTGTTCGGAGCCTATGGGTCAGATACATGACAGTGTATTGTGGTTGTTTGCCCAGTGTCTGTTATATGCCGGTAGCGTCTTTGGCATCAGCATCTATATTAACAGCCGGTTTAATAATTTAATAGAGCAATTAAAAGAGAAGGAGGGAAAGAAATGAAGAGTTTACCAAGAGGTTTGAGGAACAACAATCAGTCCAATGAAATTTGGAAGGATATACCCGGATATGAAGGGAAATATCAAGTTTCTAACACTGGGCTCGTAAAATCGCTACCTAAGTATCATTCAAAATCAGAAAGGATATTGAAAGGAGAGGTAGATAAAGATGGATATATAAAAGTTGTATTGTGCCCAAACAGCAAAAAGAGACATAAGAGATTTGTGCATCGGCTTGTTGCAATTTCATTCATTGACAATCCTAACAATCTTCCAGAAGTTGACCATATCAATACAATTAAGGATGACAATAGGGCTGATAATTTAAGATGGGCAAACAGGTCAAGCAATCAATTAAATCCATTGACAAGTAAAAGACTATCAGAAAAGATGAAGGGGAGTTTTGGAAGGTTAAGTCCAAAATCAATACCTATATATCAATGCGATATGAATGGTAATATTATCTCAAAATGGGATAACGCACAAGAGTATAAGAGAGCAATGAATTTAAAGAGAGTTGACGGAATTTATCTGTGCTTGTCAGGCAAACTAAAATCATCAGGAGGTTATACATGGAAAATAGCGTAACAAAAAAAACGCCGAGAGGAATACGGAACAATAATTTCGGAAACATCCGACGTAGTAAAGATAACTGGAAGGGACTATCACAAGTGCAATCCGACCCATCCTTTTTTCAGTTCATTGCTCCAAAATGGGGTTATCGTGCTTTAATCCGTACATTGCAGAATTACAGAAGGAGACACAACTGTGTTTGTATTGCAGACTTTATTACAAGATGGGCCCCACAGACAGAGAACAATACAGGGGCTTACATCAGACGGGTATGTCAGGATATGCAGGTACCTTCAGTATATGTTCCGGACATTGAGGATAAAGATACGATGTGTTCTTTGGCTGCCGCTATATCTTATGTTGAAAATGGTGTTCCTGCCGTAATGGAGGATATCTATAAGGGATGGGACCTGCTATGAAACTAAGGATCTATATATGGATTGCAGTAGGGATAGCATTGCTATTGCTGTTTGGATCATGCCGGAGTATAAGGTATGTTCCGATAGAAACAATAAGGACTGACAGTCTTTATCTTACCGTACATGAACGTGACTCCATCCACATTCAGGATTCTGTCTATATAAGAGAGAAAGGCGATTCTGTAATTGTCGACAAATGGCATATAGTCTACCGTGACAGGACAATTCGCGATACAGCCTATATAGAGAAGGAGAAAGAGGTAGGGGTTCCCTATCCTGTGGAGAAGGAATTAACATGGTGGCAGAAGACGAAATTAGAACTAGGAGAGTTATCTATAGGTATTATATTAGTATTACTAATCGTAGTCATTTGGTTGATAAAGAAGAAGGGAGGTGCAAGATGAGATAGCAACATCAAGTATTATCCGCCACAGGTAGAAGTGTGGCATATAATAGAAACTCATATAATAAAAGTGATTCTTTTGCGGCTTAGAAAAAAAAGAAAGCCGCCTCCTGAAAGGATTGACAGTCGGATAAGGAGATAAACACCCGTGGTGTTGTTGCGGCCTTCATTGGCAATAACAAACACTTCGGGTGTTTTGTTTTCAAAAACCGAAATAAAAATGAAATTAGAGGAACTGTATAAGGATATAATAGGTGTTGTGTGTGATGTTACCGGTCTTGTTGAGGCTGACATATTAGCCAGCAACAAAGAGGAATGCGCCGATGCAAGATATCTTCTTGTGTTAGCGTTATCCAAAATGCTGACTGACCATGAAATTGGCAGATTCATCAACCGTACCCGACAAGGTGTATCGTTTATTCGCTCGAACCGCCAAAAATTAAGAAAATGGACAGTTGCAAGCAATTGGAAAGTAATTAGCAAGTATATAGCAAGTAATTACTTTATCTGCAAGTGACTTGTACGGACATTTGTGAGCGGTCAATATTGACCGTAATCCAAAATTTATAAGTTTATGGAAGCAGAAGTAAAGCAAGTAATTAAAGAGAAGGAGTACGTACATGATGAGAATCATGATAAGTACGCATCCAAGGGGCTTGCCGGGACAGCGTTAGGTTTCGGCATCGGTGGTGCCGTTTTGGGAGCAGCTGCACTATGGGGCCGCCGTGGTGGCATTGGCGGTGGTATGCCTGAAAACGTGAATATCAACACAGTCAGTGATGCTATTTCCGGTCGTACCGGTGTTGCTCCTACCGCTTTCCAAGCATGGGAGAAAGGTTGTGATGAGGCTTTAGCCTTAACTAACACCATTTGGGGGCTTAAAGTCAACACTCAAGAGCAGATGTACGCTCATCGTGATGTGGATGTTAATGAGAAATTCCAGATTTGGAAATCTCAAGTGGACGGAGATTTTGGTTTGTATAAATCCATGCGTGATTTGTACGATGTACAGACTGACAAATTGAATACAGCCGCATTCGGTTTGTACAAGGGGCAACGTGATCTTTACGACACATTGAACGAACGCTATTCTGCCAAGTTCTGTGAGCTTGACAAAAAGGTCTATGGAATGGAAGTGGCCAATCTGTACCAAAACAAGATTATACAGATGGGCATGGAAAGTGTCTTGAAAGAAAGCATGTGCTACACGGACAGAAAGACCTGTCGTGCAATCTATGGCGTAGTGGGTTTACCATCAACCCCGACAGTGACAGTGCTGGAGGGGGCGAATCCTTACGGATGCAATTGCCGTACTCAGACAAGCGCAACACCAAGCGCATAAGGAAGAGTAAGAAACGTTAGTGGTAAGCCCCTTCGGGGCGATGCCACTTTCTTTATTTAACCACTAACAAAAAAATTATTATGGGAATGTTTGAAAGCGATCCATTATTATCTACGGGAAGAAGTCTGGAAAGACTGGCGCAAGAGAATGAGGCTTATACACAGAAGCTTCAGGCATTAAAACAGGTGCCGGGTATTACATCGCCCCAACGTGTATCCACCCCAACTCCAATATGGGATGAGATAGACCGTATTGTTTCATCCCTGAACGATCAGGAGCGGGCTGTTCTTAACAACAACAAAGAATACTACGATAACAGCATAGCTATTCAGGAGATGGTTAATTCCGAAGTCCTTCTTCTTGTCAAAGGTAAAATAGAAGGGTCTGCGGAAGGAAAGGCTATATTGGAGCAGCAGCTATCGTTTGTCAGAAGAACATCAAAGATTGCCAAGGAGGAAACAGCGAGAAGAGATGCTTTATTCCGTGAATACGTTACGGAACATAGCGATATGACATGGCAGGAGTTTATTGACTGGAAAAACGGGAAACCGCAACAAAAATCTAAGAAGTAATGGAGGTTAAGAAGAATATAACAGAACTGAAGGACAAGCTAGCTGACTCATTGCAGCTATGGATTGACGAGAGGATAGACGGGCTTGTATTGAATAATCCTCAATTAAAGGTAGCATCTGTGTATCTCAAGAGAGGGGCGAAGAATTTTCTTGCAAAGCAAAAGGACGGGATAGGTGACATGATAGATAATGCCGCTTTGTTTTTGTGTGATGAGGATGGCAATGTGGATGCGGATTTACTTTTTAACGATATGCTTTCCATGCTTCGGGAGATGGAAGAGATGCCATTTGGTAAAGGCTTTATCCGTGGAACCATAGGAAAGGGGAGTATCCGTTTTGCGCTTCCGGACAATCCGATAACAAGCATTTTATTTGGCAAGACGGGTGCGATTAAGATAACCGATGCGGATTTGATGGAATTAAAGAAGTTGCTAATAGAATAGATTTAATCAAAATGATAGCGTAAACTGAACTTTGCTGTTACAAATAGACAGGAAAAAATACTTAAAAATTCCACTCAAAGTGTCAGCACCCATCCGATGAAACAAAACAAAATGTAACTTTAATATATTTGAATATGGAATACAAGGATTTAATTAAAAATGCAAAGGCTAACGGTGTTGCCTCTGACAAGGCAATGTGGCAGAGCGTGGACGGTCTTAGTGACATGCTGTGTGTGCTGAAAGAGGAACACCCAGCAATGTATTGGGAGTTTATGCGCAAGCAACACTCCATCTTGTACGGTCCGCACTATGATAAAAATTTTGCGGAAATGGATATTGAGAGAATCCGCTATACAGGTCCGGGCGGTGAGAAGAAGAACGGTGCCCATTGGAGTGCTGACCAAGTGGAGGACGCGACCAAGAACCTGTCTTTCCCTTCTGGAACGACAAAGTGGGATAAGTACGTAGCTTTTAATAGCTTTTATTCCGATATGTGCTCTATCTATGATGAATCGCAGATCATCAAGGGTGCTCATAAGTTCTACTTTGCCGACGAGGATGGACCACAAGGTAAGATATGGGAGTATATGACCGCAATGCAATATGGATCGTAGTATAGACATATTGCTGGATCAGTTGGACGATAGGAGCCATTTTGATTTCTGTCGCTTGCTGGCTGTTGTATGGTGGAATATGTGCTAAAATGATCCCCGATATATAAAAATCGGGGACTAAATCGGGGACTGTTTACGGCAGTGTCTGAAAGATTTAGATAATAATACCCCCGTTAAAAAGCCATTCAGAAGGCATTAGAACGGGGATAACAGGTTTAACCATTGATATTTCGATTCTCATCGGGTGTACAATTCAGTAACCTCTTTGCAAAGAATTGTAAGGAGGTTTTTTCTTGTTATATCTTCTCCGTATGAACCTTTTTTCCTTTTTTGAGTTATTCCCTTATGTAACTTTTTAAAATATGCCTTAATATTTAGTTTATTCTAAAAAACAAAGACTAATAAAGAATATAGTTCCTTTTGTTTCTTGTATATACTAAATATACGTGCATATATTCGCTGTTGATTTTAAAATTATTTTCTTTTTGAGGGGTTTTAAAACTAACACTTAATTAAACTTTTTTATTTAAACATTAATTTATCAACCAAATCTGAGATTCATGAAGAAAGCTCTCTTTTTTATCGTATGCCTCTGTTTTGCAATAAACATGATGGCGCAAACAAAA